AAACGTTGAAGCACCTGGGAAATGCTGAGATGTAATTCACCTTGTGGTGGATAAAGAATAACCCAAAGATGTACGTTAAGTTAATACTGAATCTATAATATAACAACTCAATCAGTTTAGGGCGCAAAAGTTAATAGGGACCTGAGTCGCAATAATGGTTACCCGCTCTAAGATGCCGTCAATTGTATATGTGATTATGGAAAAAGCAAAGGCTCCTATCAAATAGTTTGAAGAAAGTGTTGCCTATCCATATATTTAACATATGCCGGGCGCTGGAATAGATCTCACTGACTGTCTGAAATTTAATAAAGTAAAAGGTCAGATGAATGAGTATGGTTTAAACCACCCAGTGAAACTGGTGTCTATATCCATTTTGCATGATGATAAGGTGCAAAACCATGAGAGTATATTATGTGGGCGTACTTAAAAACCAAAAATATTTAGGATTAATGGGTCAGTTTTGTATACTGTCCTGGTTCCCCAATTAAACATCGAATACAACGGATTGGAACCCGTAAGCCGTAGCGTCGTCTGGCGTTCCTCTGGGTTTGATGTCAAGGCCCCAGGAACATCATCAAAGCCTTGTCTTTTAAAACTTTCACTTACTTAATGCAGACACCAATCGAAAATAACTAATACGAATTTTTGAAAGCATAAAAAATAAAAAAGAAAATAAAAGAATTCAAAATGTCACTTACGTTTGAGCAACAATTAAATATTTTATCACGTGGATGTGAGACGGTGGTACATGAATGCGCAGAAACACGTGTTTCACACTTCCATTTTGTTGGAGCCCCATTCAGGGGTTTAATGTCACACGATTTACGTGTGAAGAGAGAAAAAGAGAAATATGATCGAAATGTGATTAAAGCTTCAAAGCAAATAACCAAAACAGCCGTGAAGGTTTCATTTGATGAAGAAGAAGGATGGAAGATGGTTTACGAAATGGCGGAGTTGTCTTATAAAGACACATTTGTTGTAGAACAAGTGATTGTTCAACAACGAAGATTTCTTCTCAGAAGAATTAAGAGCGATGATCCGTATAATCCGCATCCATTTATAGAGAGATTGGATGAAGAAATTGCCTTTAGCGAAAACAGTGCGAGAGTTATCAATGAGCTGGCAAAACATCGAAATAAATTAATCCATGCACTAAATGGAAATATCCACCAAGTGGGAGATGCCTATGTAGATGATGGAGAGGTTCGTCATTGGACTGAAGAACAAGTTCAAGCCATGATTAGAAAACAATTTTCATTTTGTATAGGTGTACCAACAGAAGAGATTGATTATGTGAGCTTGTTATACGAGCTTGATAGTTTGGAAAACAGAAAAATAACTGTAATCTTCGATATGGTCACAGCTGGCACTGGTCAAGCATCAGTACAGATACGTGATGAAAGAGTTTATGCAACAGGATATGGGAAAAACAAAAAATTGGCAAAGATTGATACCTGTAAGAATTTATTGGAAAAATTATTGTCCAGCTATTATTTTGGCTGCTTAGGTAGAATTAGTATGATTATCGAGAATTTTCCCCCCCAAGTTACAAAGTTCAGTTAAAGAAGACACTAAGAGAGATAATAAGTCTCATAAGCACGATAATTCGCAGCGGTCTATTATTCTTCAGAACAAAGGGCTTGATGAGATAGCGAGAAAACGTAAAGATTATGAGCGTTACGTGCAACTACAGAAGATTTATTCTACTCAACGGAAACAGGAAAAGAAAAAGACAGAGAAGTTAATTGCTCAACTACAAACAAAAATTATGAGCGATGATATAGCAGATTTGCAATGGAAGTTGCCTGTAGATGTAAGATTTGGTGATATACAAGACATGTTTGATAGTTTAAAATCGTGTTTTACAGAAGATGTACAAAAAATTTATGATTGGTCTTCCATTGCAAATAGTGTATATTTAATTTTTACAAATCCAGACATGCTAGTAAAATGGAATGCCTGTGATTGTCTAAGAAGATCTTTAAATATTAAAG